TTCTTAGCTTCTTATAACAAGTACCTAGATGATGGCGAAACAACCATATATAACTCAGACAGTATTGTCACTTTAGATTTAGAGGATTGATATGAGATTCTGGTTTAAGAAAAAAGAATTTAATATAGATGATTGCGTTCCTATGACTCTAGAAGAGGTAGATGCAACTAGAAAAAAGATACAAGATATTTTTGATCCGTATATTGGTGGTGACAAAAAAGATAATATAAATACCTTTAGAAGAGTTGCTGATAAATATGGCGTTTACTACTTAACTCTTGAAAAATTTTATTACGGAGAAAAACAAAGCATTAGAGTGGCGGCAAAGCTAGTGAAGAAATTAAAGGAAGCAGGGCTATGAAGTATATAAGTAAATTAATCAGCAGATTCTTAGAATGGTCACTACGAAGGACTGAGGAAAAAATAATGAGAAAAAAGAAATGAATGATGAGCAAGTATCTCGTGAGCAAAGGTTGCTTGATGAGCAAATAGAAAAAGAATTTAGAGAGTTGGAGAGGATGGAACACATCCAAAATATTAATAGGTTAAATAAAACAAAGAGGAAATATGTCAATATTCAAAAAGAAAGATGATGTCTTGTTACAAACAAACAAGATGACGGCAGATGAAATTATAGAAACATACGCTAGGCTAAACTTATATCAGAAGGCTGCTCTTCTAAGATTGCTGGTTCGTGATGTAATCTTTCATGTAGCTGATGATGAAGTCAGTGGATTAAATTTCACAGATATAAATGTAGACGGTGCAATCATCGTTGCCAAGCAAGAATAGCTAGACTCTATTCTTCTTCTTTAAATTCTTAATACCAATAGCGAACATGGTTCTAGCCGTGTCGCTTGGTAAATCTTTCCAAGCAGTTGTAATTAATTTATTAGGCAACCTGTACATACGGCTTGGCAAAAAGCTAACTGCTAAATGTAAAATCGTATCAATTCTCTGGTCACTTGTTATGCCATTCTTTTTCAAGAAGGCTACCCTCTCAGCGTGTGTGTTGTAATTAGATGCTTTGCTGGACCAATACATGTGGTCATGTTCAGGTCTTATCACAAGGCATCTGAGCTTGAATGTTTCAGGATGAGGGGGGTACTGTTGGCATCCAAGCTCTTCTTCCTACAAGTCTGACAACTTAATCTCTACGATTGAATTGTGCAGATTGAATGGTGTGTAGATACCAGTCTTCTCGCACCTCACTAACATGTCTAAAGCTTTCTCATTCATGGCTCTACCGTATGCCAAAGCCTCGTCACTCATTTCATAAATGGCATAAGGGTATGGCTGTTGTTTTGATACAGCTATGAACTGGAATCTATCTACCTCAGAAAGACCTGCTGACAAAGCTGCATCTATATAGAAGGCAGCCTGTTGATGATAACCAAAAGTTCTAACAGCTTGTTTAAATCCTTTTGGACTGGCATCTCTACATGTCTTTAAATCCATAATGACATTGTTCTGTAGCATATCGAATCTTGCTTTACATAGATGACCGTAATAATCGAAGACTATACTCAGCTCAGTCTTGTCTTCTTTTCTAGGTCTGAACGCATCTAAAACTTCTACACGCTTCACGCAAGTGTCGTATAAGTCTTGGGTCACAATACTTCTGTCACCTGTTGATGATATAAAGTCTTGGTATTCTTCTTTGCCTACCTTGGTTCGTCTGTCCATCTTAGGAGCTATTACAAACTCATCATGGAATACATGTGGTTCTAAGAACAAACAATGTTGCAGTCTACCCTCAACAAAGAATGAAGCTTCGCTGTCAGGCTTCTCTTCATACTTCCAGCTGTATGGGTCTTTAATGATTGAGGTTAGGTCGTGTGAACGCACAGCTTTCAATTCATTGTATTGTGGAAAAGGCATGTCAGTGTAGACACCCTCTTTTACTATCACCTCTCTGTGTGATTCTAAATCTATTACGTTAGTCATAATTAAGTAAAGAGGCTGTTGAGCTTATTACGATAGGAGTCGTATTAATATGAAAAATTAATAAACCCAACAGCCAAACTTTTAAAACGGTAAGTCGTCCTCTTTCAATTCTTCTGCAGAAGGAAACTTCTTTTCTACATCATCGTTCAATGATTCTAAAGATTTAAAGTCAGCAGTCGGAGATTCTTTGCCTAAGCCATCGACTCTTTTTCTTTCAACGGCAACCATTTCAAATGACTCATCAACTTTGGTTTGCACCCAAGTAGGTAATCCTACCCATGCCTCTACCATAGCTTTATCACCTTTGGCATACTCGTCTATATCAAAAGCAACCTGCTCATTAATAGTAGCGTTTTTCTTTGCACCACCGTCCGGGCTATAAACAGAAGTCACTTTAGATTTACCACCTGCTGTTAAACCAACTTCAACATCACAGGTAAAACCTAGGACGCTGGTTAAGTCAAAGCCTTTAAGTTCTTCGTCTGTAAATCTTTTCTTACGCCACGCACATAAGTCTTTAAACAATGCAGACTTTTCATTCAATGAAAGTGTGTACTGCTTCATGATTGAAAATGGTCTGCCATCTGTCATCTTGCTGTCGTTAAGTTCCCAGTAAATAAATATACTGTGTCTTTTTTTAGTGTCACCCTCGAATGTTTCCTCATGCGTTCCTACATCAACCAACATGTAACATGTTGCATTGTGTGTTCCCACTGGTACTTGTTCGAATGTCCCACCACCTGATTCACTAATTGTTAGTGCCATAATATCCTCTCTATAAAAATAATTATTAAAGTTCTTGTTCTCTACCAAACTATATTGTAAGGTATTCAATATAACATAATATACAAGTTTAGATGAGAGGGCAAGTATGGGAATAAAAAATATTCTTGGTGATTCCAAAGACATGGATAAGCCACTAACGATGGATGCTGTTTACAGTTTCCAAGATTTCTTAAAGAGTCATGGCTTTGAGACGAAAGAAGAACTACAGGTAAATCCTGACAAACCACAAAGAGCATACACAAATATCAACGGCAAAAGGTCCTTGTCAGGCTACTATGCTTTCTATGATAACTTTGGCACACCTATTGGTTTTGCCTCTGATTACAGGACAGGACAAACGCACAACTTTAAATTATCTGGACGAAAGTCTACCAAGATTAATCACGAAGCATTAGAGAAATTTAGGCAAGAATCTGAGGCACAACAGTTAGCAGCACATCTGCGAATCTCAGACAAAGCCAAAACAATTTGGGATGTGGCATCGCCATGTGACTCTCATCCATACTTACTTAGTAAGGGTGTCGCATCTCATTCGTTAAGAGAACACAACGGCAAACTAATCATTCCAATCATGGATGAGACAGGGAAGTTGTGGAGCATACAAACAATACAACAGGATGGTCAGAAAAGATTTCTAGCAGGTGGTAAGACAGGAGGATGTTTCTTTATTATAGGAACAGAACTTATGAAGCAGTCTAAGACCATAGGTATTGGTGAAGGCTATGCAACCTGTATGACTATATATAAAGAAAAGAAAATACCAATGGTGGTCTGCTTTAACGCTGGCAACATGCTCAGTGTATCTAAGAAGCTATCAGAAAAATTAATAGGTAAGGAGTACATCATCTACGCAGACAATGACGCTAACGAGGTTGGCAAGAACAAAGCTATTGCAGCTGCACAGGTAACTAACGCATCAGTGGTTATGCCTGACCAAGAAGGCATGGACTTCAATGACCAAATAGCATTGACTGGTGAGCTTATAGAGAAGCGAGTTGCTGTGCCTGATTTAATCGAATACGACAAAGCAACAAACGGAAGGATTATGGCTACTACAGAGAACTATCATAGTTTGATGAAGAGCCATGGTATTGATTGTCACTACGATGTGATTAAGAAACGCATCGACATAATGATACCTGACTTCAAACCTATTGCTGATTTGAAAGATGAGGCGATGCTGGTTGAGGTAGAGAACATCTGTATCAAGAACTTTGTTCCTCATCAAAGAGTAAGAGATGCCATGAAGATAATAGCTAAGGAATTAAATCCTGTAGCTCAGTGGATTGACTCTTCACCTTGGGATGGAGTGAACCGGGTCAATGACTTTTGTAATACAGTCACCAGCAGAGACGAACAATTAAAACACATGCTTATGAGAAAATGGTTACTCAGCTGTGTGGCATGTGTCTATGAAGAAGATGGTGTATCACTCGAAGGCTTACTGGTATTTCAGGGAGGTCAGGGTCTTGGTAAAACATTATGGTTCAAAAGATTAGCTGACTTTAATAAAGGCTGGTTGTTAGAAGGAGCAACGCTTGACCCTAAAGATAAAGACTCAGTAAAAAAAGCAGTGAGTCATTGGATTGTAGAACTGGGCGAACTCGAATCTACATTTAAGAAAGCAGACATCAATCAGCTCAAAGCATTTATAACATCTCGTTCAGATGAAATGAGATTGCCATACGATAGGACCTTTACTAATTATCAAAGACGAACAGCTTTCTTTGCTTCAGTAAACGAGCCTGAGTTCTTAGCTGACGGAAGTGGTAACAGAAGATTTTGGTGTCTCAAGGTCACGGACATAGACCCACATCATGGAATAGATATGCAACAGGTATGGGCAGAAGTTAAAGCTACCTTGTATGTGAAGGGAGAAAAGAATTGGTATCTAACTAAGGAAGAGAGAGAACTTCTCCAAGAGTCTAACGAAGGATTCAGAACTCAAGGTGCAGTGGAAGATTTATTACTACAGCATGTGAACTTCGAGTCTAACGAAAGCATGAGGAAGCCTTGGCAACTGACTGCTATGCTCAGAGCATTAGGTATTAGAAATCCTAGGAACATAGATTTCAAAGATGCCAGTAGGGTCCTAACTGACCATGGCATAGATGCAAGGAAGACTAACGGCAAGAAAGTTTATGATGTCCAGCTAATAGACCTAGAAGAAGATTTAAACTTCGATGATATTTCTTTTTAAATAAGTGTTGTAAAGTGTTGATATTATCAACCCATTTGCTATAATGTTTTTATATTATAAAAAAGGAGAAATTAATATGAACGACCTAACTAAAAACCAAATCGAAGCTACTAAGCTTTTAAACACATGGGTAGAAGAGGGTGACTTCTATATGGAAAATTGTACCCATGAAGAGTCTACAAACTATGCGTGGATGGGCGATATGCTTGACCTTCTAACTAACAATGGCTGGAACAGAAAATCTGCTGAAGGCACTATAGGTAGCTTATTCAATATTGCTTATGAAGAGTATGACGATGAAGTTAATAACGAGACTGGTAAAAGAGAAACTCTTTATACAGTTCTAATGACAGAGGTGGCGTAATGATACAGGTATACCACGCAACAGAATTTGCAAACAACGAGAAACCTTATATAAAGGTAGCTGAGTTCAATCACGATTCAATTCAACAAGCATACAGAGATACAAATAGTATTGATGAGTCTTGGTGCGAAACACTAGGAATGGATGTGACGTATCGTTCAACATCAAGTGGCGATGTGTTAGTAGAGAATGGTGTAGCACATTTCTTAGTGCCAATGGGCAACGGTCCAAGAGGTGAAAAGATGTATGCTAATTGGGGAGACACAGAGGTTATCAATAACTTTAATGCTGATGGCTTTATCTACGAAGGTGAAGTCAAGCTCGAAGGAGAGGTGGCGTAATGGTTAAGACTATAGATGTAAACGATTTTAGAAAAGCCTTCTGTGACATGGGTAGAGGTGAGCAGTTCACCTACGAAGGTTTAGGAGTATTGTTCTACCACTTAGAAGAGTGTGAAGACATATACACAGAACCAATGGAGTTAGATGTCATAGCCCTGTGTTGTAATTACACAGAGTACAAAGACTTCGCTGACTTCTATAAGAGCAACGATGACTACTATACCATCGAAGACTTAAAAGATAATCAATGTGTATTACCCATATCAGAAAAATCATGTGGAGAGGGTTTTATATTAGAAAATTTTTAAAGGTACTGGTTTTTGCCAGCACCCTCGCCATGATAGTTGGCACCCCGTGCCTGCTCCGTTGACTCCAGCGAGGCAGTCGCGATTTTTTGCGTGATGCAAATAGATGCATCATGAACACATCGAGAGATGAAGGACATAGGTAATGAGACCACAATCAGCAAAACAGAAGGGCAGACTGCTACAGCAGAAGTTCAGGCAACTGCTCATCGACTTACTAGGATTAGATGCAGAAGACTTGGAGAGTAGACCGATGGGTTCTCAGGGAGAGGACATCATCATCGGTAAGCAATCGAGAGCTGTGTTTCCCTACAGCGTGGAGTGTAAGAATCAGGAAGCACTCAATGTATGGAAGTCATACGACCAAGCCTCGACCAACTGTAAAGGCTATGAACCACTCCTTGTTATCAAGAGAAACAGGAGCAAGGTATTAGTAGTCTTGGATGCAGAACACTTCATCAAGCTACATACTGCCATGCATACGGACAATACATAATGAACTGCTGGCACTGTAAAGAAGAGTTGATATGGGGTAGTGATGAGGATTTAGATGACAGTGAGGTACATGATATGGTGACATATTTATCTTGCCCGGGCTGTTCGTCAGATGTCGAGGTGTACTTGCCCAAGCAACAGGGCAGGGCAGGGCATAGTAATTAGATGAACTTTACGCTGTTATGTGTTAAGAGTAAGGTGAAGGGTACGGTTGAGAGAGACCAATACCCTTTGCTTTGCCCTGAGCATGAGACCCCATTGCTACGCTGTCTGCGTATGCTAAAGGGTATAGGGTATAGTTATATTAATAAGAATAAGAATATATATAGTATAGGTATAGCATATATATAGTATGGATATATAAGGGTTATAGTATGAGATACCCTCTACCCTCTACCCTAACGGATTTAATTTAAGGAGATATGATGACTGAATATAAAAGAAAGAATGGAAAGAAACCACCTAGCACACCACTGGTTAATAGACCCAGTGCTTTTGAAGAAGACCCGGAGTTTGATTTAACTGATATGCAGAATGGATTTGTGTGGCACTATGTCAATGACAATTGCACACAAACTGAGGCAGCGAGAAGAGCAGGGTTCGAGTTCCCAGCCCAAGCTGCTACTAAGTTCCTCAATGGTAAGGACTATCCCAATGTGCTTAAAGCTATAAAGATAAAGAAGCAAGAGCTTGCACATAAGTATGCAATCACTCCTGAGAAGACAGCCAAGATGTTATGGAAGATTAGTGAAGAGGCATACGACAAAGGACAGTTCAATGCATCGGTCTCAGCATTGAGAGAGCTGAATGAATTAGCTGGTCTGAAGATTAAGAAGACAGAGAATCTCAACATATCAGCGTCATTAGATAACATGAGTCATAAGGACATTGAGGGAAGACTAAGGGAGATATTCGGAGGCGATATCATAGATGCTCAGTATGATGATGTATGACATTAGCAGACTTACTCATTGGAGATATATCCTAAGAAAAACCGAGGGAGGGCGTTTTCTTTGTGTAATTCGTCGGATTCTGACCCTAAATAAAAAAACAACGGTATATCAATGAGTTACGCAATGAAAGAGCAGAGACTTGGCAGGACATTAGCATGAGGAGACAACTACTATGTGTCCACAGCGCTAACAAAAGATAATACAGAGCCTCTGTAAGCCCTATAGGTAGGGACTCTATTGGATTCCACTTCATAGGTCGACTTTTATTAAATTATAAGACCCTACCACCAAATATTTGGGGTGCTTGCTCTCTGGGTAGGTATAACTCGGTTACACATATTCTATATTCATTTTTCCAAGTAAGTGTTAATCTCAACAGAAATGTGTATAATGGGTTTATAGAGGACCCATTATGAAAATCAATAAAGAAGCATTAAGAGAATCAATAGCAGACACCCTACTTGGAGCAGTATTCAACTTTCCTCTCTCTTGGCTCACAATTACAATACTCCTAGTATTCACCCACAACTCGTTTATAATTTCTTTAAGCCAATTAATCGTGTTATCAGCTTTGGCTATTGTCAGAAGATATTACACAAGAGTGTATTTTGATAAACACAACAAGAGGAAGACCAGATGAGTACAGAAAAATATGAAGAAGAGTTACAGAGAGTTGTCTTACAACTTGAAGATACGAACAAAGCTCTCTACGAGATAAATAGAAACCTAGCCAATTTGGTTTTACTCCATCAAGTACAACTGGTTGCTCTGGAAGAATCATTGCAGGTTCCAGAGAACGAAATCCTAGAGCCAAAAAAGAAAATACATTAATTTCAATATAAGTGTTGACTCCAATACTTAATACCCTTATAATAAACACTGTAACAAACAACATATTAATAGGAGTTTATAATATGGAACTTAGAAAAGAGAAAACAGGTTGGACCTACCACGGAGACAATTACACCTTCGTCTTGTCTGACGAGTGCTACCACGAATATGTGTGCTTGATAATCAAGCCAACGCATATCAAGGTATTAAAGAATTTCAGCGACATGTCTAATAAAGATCTGAAAGCTGTAATTATTAAAGACTGGTTTCAAGAACAGAACGAGGATGTAAAGAATCGTAATAACGAAAAGGCAAAGCAACGCAGAGCCAATACAAAGGTGGTGAAATAATGGAAAAGCAGAAAGAGACGAGAATACAAAGATTAACCAAGGCACTTTCGGGCAGCCTCAGCGAGGAGATATCATTGGTTTGTCAACATCATGGACCTAAGACATTCACCATAGGCAAATTCCTAGAAAGCCAAACAGCGTGTGCATTGTGCAAGAGCCAATTACCGATATGGCATAAAGACCAATTAGTCGCACCAGTAATGATTGCATTGAATAGGCTAAGGTCTGACGAGGAGAATGAGAGGAAAGAGAAGGCTAAGGCAGAGAAGGAGGCTAGTAATGAGTAATTCAGATGGGGGCAAAGGCTCCCGCCAAAGACCAATTCTTGACCAAAAGGAGTTCGACAAAAATTTTTCGCGAATATTCTCAAAGTCGAAGAGAAAGATTGTAAAGGATGATAAGGCGAAAGGAGAGGCGAAATGAAAAAGTATTTTAAAGCCAAGGTTGAAAAAGGTCACGAAATACCACCTAAGAAGGAAAGAGGAGCTAAGTACATTGATTTTTTAAATAGCTTGGAGGTGGGCGACTCGTTTGTTGTGGAAGATGAAAATGACGCAAATGGAATTAGACAAGCTGGTTACTGGGTAGGCAGAAAGTTTACTGTAAGGAAGACTTACTCTGACAAAGACATAAAGAAGTTTACTTTTAGAATGTGGTACACAGAGAAAGTAGAGCCTATAACTAGGCGTAGCAAAAATCCAAAGAGCCTAAGCCTGATAAACAATGAACAAGAGATTGCCAGCAACAGCTTTAATGATTTGACCAATGGCAGAATACCTAATGATATTCTTTTTCTTGCTGAACAGCTCGAAGAGAACAAAATGATTGTTGAAGACATGAAGAAAATAAACAAGGTCGTACTAGAAGAATTGAGCAAATATAATACAAATTTAGAGGATAAATAATGTCTACATCGAAATTAATACTAGAGATAGTGCAGCTTTTTAAACAGATGGATAAAAAGGAAGCACAGAAAGAACTGATTGAAATACTCAAAAAGATACAGAAGGGAGAGCAATGGAAGCACTAGAATACGAATCAATCTACGGATATTGCAGGGTATCGTCTGATGAGCAAGCTAAGAACGGAACTTCACTTGGCGAGCAGAAGAAGACGATTACCAAGATGTCACTCTACCTTTTTGACAAAGAACCTGATGGTTTTTACATAGACGATGGTGTCAGTGGTACTTTAGACTTTGACAATAGACCACAAGGCAAAGAGCTTACAAGAAACCTAGAACCTAATGATGTGGTGCTAGTCGCCAAGCTGGACAGGTTAATTCGTAGATTAAGCGTGCTTTGTCATATCAGGGATGATTTTAATGAACTAAACATACATTTGTTTGCTCATGACATTCTTGGTGGTGCTGAGTCTATAAGTACCTCTAGGTCTCCGAATGTAAACATGTTTGTCAATATGATGGGTACCTTTGCAGAATGGGATAAGGAAGAAACAGCTAGAAAGTTGTATCAAGGCAAGATGGCATGTGTAGAACAAGGCAGACATATAGGCGGTGGAGTTCCTTTTGGTTATGAGTTAATCAAAGAAGGAAAGCACAGATACCTCAAAGAGATACCTGAACAGCAACAAATCATCCAATATGTGGACAGGTCACTCGAAAGACACAAGAAAAGTGGCAGGAAAACGCCTTGGCGTAGCATTTCTAAGCAAATTGGTTCTTTATACAAGATAGATATACCACCTTGGAAAGTTTCGAGAATTGCTCTTAGAAAGCTTAAAGATAGGGCAAGTGTGTGATATATTTGACCCATGTTAAATAAAGATGGCACATACCCACATGATGTAGGTTCTATTGAGCCAATACCCATAAACGAAAGAACGCCTATACTCGATGTACTTCCATCACAAATAAAAAGTGCAGTTCAGGGTATAGGTGGTTTACTCAATGACCCTCTTATGGCGATGCCCGGTGGCTTCGCTAGGATGCCATTAAAGAAATTAATGCAAGAATTAGCAAAGAGAGAAACTCTTTACAAGAAACATGGTGACACATTCCAAAGAGCTTACAAAGTTCAGCAGAGTGCAAGAAGAGATGGCTACCTTCCAGACATTGATGGAAGCCAAAAAATAATGAATAATGCTAATAACATGGGCAAGAAAATTAAATCAGAAATGGACGAGCTAACACAACTTATAAAAAACCATGGCAACTCTTGATAATATAAATATATTCGCAAACGGTGGTCCTGCTGAGAATACTATTGAAGATGAATACCAAAAGCTTGTAGCTGTTTTTGAATCGCCCATGGTTATGGGTACACCACCCACGTTTGAAGAATTTGTTGCTATGCGACAAAAAGACCAAGCAGCAGATGTAGCTAGACAACCCATGCTTGATGAGATTGGTACAGGTAATGTTAAAAAAGCTTACGAAGAAGGTTTTACTCAACTTCCCATGGCAGAGCAAATGGCTGCCTATGTTAATCCAGTTACAGGCGTGCCGATTGAAGCTTACGAGACGGGTTACTTTGCTGACAAAGCAGGATTTGGAATGAAAAACCTACCAGAGTTTGCACTGGATGTTCTGAATCCAAACAAAAACATATTACAAAAACTACCATTTAAAGCCGAAGACCCTATGAGTGCAGCACTAGCTCCTCTATCAGCAT